CAGACGATTGCGACAATTGCGCGTGAATCGAAAAAATGGTTGAAGATCCAGAATATTCAGGTCAATGAAATGGAACTTCCTGACGGTCTTTACAATGGTTATTACGATATAACATCGAATCGAGTTTACTAATGAAGGCGGGGCTTATAGGTGGATCAAGTCAACAACGCTCGCTACCATTTAATGCTGAGCGATCCGTTAACCTATTCCCTGTTTTAGACCAAGCAGGGAAAGATGTTGCTGCCCTTTACTCTAAGCCCGGTAATCAGTTATTCGCCTCTGCTGGTATTGGTCCGGGCCGTGGGTCATTCACTGCTTCTAATGGTCGGTCATTCTTTGTAAGTTCTACCGCTGTGTTTGAGTTACTTGGTAATGGTACAACTGTACAACGTGGCACTGTTGACCAGTCTCAGGGTGGGGTCACGATTGATGAAAACGGATTTCAATTAGCTGTATGTGATGGACAAAGCCTCTACATCCTGACCTATGCAACAAACGCATTCCAAAAGGTTACAACCGTTAACCTCCCATCCGCCTCGACTGTGACTTTCATTGACGGGTACTTTATCGTTAACCGCCTTAACTCAGGTATTTTCCAGATTTCAAAGTTGTATGACGGTCTGGTATGGGCTGCGTTGGACTTTGCCACTGCGGAATCATCTCCTGATAGCCTCTTACGTGTTTTAAACGTGTCGGGCCAGTTGTGGTTATTCGGTGACAAGACGACAGAGATTTGGTCAAATACTGGCGGTCTTAAGTTCCCGTTTACCCGTATTGCAGGTGCTAAGCTGGAGAATGGTACATCTTCCCGTTTCTCACCCCTTTCCCTCGATAACTCCGCTTTCTGGGTTAACAATGATAAGAACGGATTCGGGATTGTTTACCGCGCTGAGGGTTTCTCTCCTAGACGTATTTCCACAGAAGCGATTGAACTAAAAATCCAGTCTGCAATCTATCCTGACCGTATTCGGTCGTTTTCATATCAGGAAGATGGTCATACATTCTTTATCCTGACGGACGGGGGAATGGAAACAACCCTTGTCTATGACCTTGCAACACAGGTCTGGCACGAGAGAGCTTTCCTAAATGAAGACGGAAACTACGAGCAGGACATCGCTATTACCGCGACATATGCCTTTAATCGCTGCCTTGTTATGGATCGCCGCAACGGAAACATCTATGAGCAAAGCCTTAAGTATTATGACGATAACGGAGAAGAAATCGCCCGTGACCGTACCTTCACCCATCTTACAGACGAAAACCAGCCATTCACGTATGCTAATCTAACGGTTGGATTTGAGACGGGTGTGGGACTTCAAACGGGATTAGGGCAAGACCCTAAAGCTACGTTATTCCTATCTAAAGATGGTGGTAAGACCTTCTCAGGGGGATATATTACTTCAATTGGCAAAGCTGGTAAGTTCCGTGACCGAGCCGTATGGAGGCGTTTAGGGCAAGCCCGTCAAATGACATTCCGTGTAAGAATTACTGACCCTGTTAAGGTTTGTATTTCGGGAAGTTGGTTTAACACATTATGATTGAAGTTCCTACATACGAAGTTTTAGCAGAGGATGACGGTAAAGCTAAGTTGACTTGGCTGCTGTTCTTTCAGTTACTCGCTTCTGGCGACCCTGGCACTGCATGGCAACCTGTTGTTACTAATCTTACATCGGTCGGCACTCCTGCTATCACTGGGGCTTATTATGAGAATCAGGGTTTCACTGACTTCTGGGTTAATATTATCCCGACCACAAGCATTTCAGGTACGGCAGGGTCAATCTATATCGATCTTCCTTTCACTGTTTCAGTGGATGCGCCTTGCTTTGGTGTCGCTGGATTAACCTCTGGAATTGGCGCGGTGGATTCTGTTTCTAAACGAATTTACCCACCAACATTTTCGGCACTAACCATACCATTAACAATAACTGGCAGAGTTCTGTCACAATAAGGAGACTACTATGGGTTTATTTAAGAGCGTTAAAAAAGTCGTAAAAGGTGTAGCTAAGTTCGCTGGACCTATCGCTGCATTAAGCGGTGTGGGTTTGCCCTTAGCTGCTGCAATCGGTGGTGCAGGGGGTCTTCTTTCTGGTGGTGGACTTAAGGGTATTGGTCTTGGTGCTTTAGGTGGAGCTGCGGGAGCGGCTGGTGGTTCTATTTTCGGTACAGGGGGTGCATTAGGTACAAACCTAACTGGAGCCGGACTTTCTGCGGCTAATGGTGCTTTGGCTTCTGGACTTGTAGGCGCTCAAGACGGATTATCTGGAGCATTGACAAGTGGATTAACTGGTGGACTGGGTGGATATTACTCAGCTGGTGGATTCAGTAATGGTCTTTCAGGCGGTGGTCAAACTGGAAGCACGGCTTTTGCTAATGGTTCTGGACTTGGTAAAGCTGGGGGAATTAGCCTTTCATCCCCATCCACAACCCAGCTAACGGGTGGTATTTCTTCGTCCTATGCACCAGTTTCCTCGGCAAGCAGCGGATTTGGATCTTATCTTGATAAAGCCAAGGACCTTATTGGTGAGTATGGGAATGTTATTTCCCCTGTGGCTTCTGCTGCAATCGGTGGGGTTACGAATACACAAGCCGCTGAGGATTTGCTTAAACAGCAAGAAAAGTCCCAAGCACTCTTAACACCATTCCTGAATAGCAAGTTTGAGCCGGGTGACCTTACACAAGACGCTGGTTATCAATTCCAGCTTCAACAGGGACAAAACGCTTTGGATCGCGCTCAATCGGCTCGCGGTAATTACTTCTCTGGTGAAGCTTTACAAGCGGCTAATGATTACGGTCAGGGGTTGGCTTCAACGACTTATGACGATGCATATAAACGCTACTTATCTAACCAGCAACAGAAGTTAGGCGTTGCAGGAGCCTTGACAGGCGTGTATGATAACATCGGTAATATCAATGCAAATGCGACTACAAATATCGGTAACGGTGTGGCTGCAGGAGTAGGTGGATTGCTAGGCGGTGGATTCAACAACCAAGGCCAGAGTTTTAACACTGACAACGCCCTTATTCGTGCATTGTTAGCTAGACAAGGGGCTTATCAATAATGGCAGTTGATTTAGGTGTATTCCAGAGACAAGTTAGTCTTCTAGACCGTCAGAAGCTTCAAGAAGAATTTGAGTTAAAGAAGCAATTAGGTCAGGCTCAACTTGCACAAGCTGGAGCGCAACTGGCTAAGGCTCAATATCTTGATGTTGACAAGCTAGGTGAGCAGTCACTGTTTAAAGCTGCACAAGGTTTAGAACTTTCCCCACAGGAGCAAGCTGCAGCCCGTTTCGTATCTGCAAAGACGGAGAAGGTGCAATTTGACCCTGTTACAGGTTCTCGCATTGATACGCCATCCCTAGCTAACCGTTTAGGAGTTAACATTGGCGGTGGTCAGCCTATGCAACAGCCAATGATGCAACCACAACAGGCCCCACAACAGGAATCGCCTCCTCAAATGGGTAATCTGGTTGCTGATCCATTTTCTGGCGGTGGTTCTAATCTACCTCCTGCAATGAATGTTGGTAGCTTGCCTAACGTAAATCAGCCGCAACAATTCGTTAATCAATATGAGCAACGATACAATCAAGCTATGGCCGATGCCGCAAACAATCCAAAGCTTCAGCAACAAATTAAGGCAGACTACCTAAAAAGCACACTAGCTCCCAATGAATCGGAGGCTAAAAATGCTGGGTATGCTCAACGTATGGTCTTTAGCGATCCAATTATATCAGACCCTAAAAACATTTCTGCAGCGACAGACCCTAAACAAGTAGCAAGAGCAAATATCCCATTGATAGGGAACTTTCTTAAATCTGATGAATATCAGGCATCGGAACAGGCCCAAAGAGATTTTCTTGCCGCTATTCTTCGCCGTGAATCAGGCGCATCTATTGCTCCAACTGAGTTAACAGAAGGGCGTAAACAATATTTTCCACAACCTGGAGATAGTGAATTAGTTCTCCAGCAAAAGGCTGCAAATCGTCAGACAGCACTAGGTGGTGTTGAATTGTCGGCTGGCCCCTCTTATGCAAGATCACAGCCAGTAACTCCAACAAAAGAAAACCTACAGCAATCATTTGATAAGAAAAAAGATGCAATACAAATCGTAGAGCCAACCAGAGCACCTGATGGCCATATGTATATATCTGACCCTAATCGCCCAGGAAAGTTTTTGAGAGTTGATTAATGGCAAAATTAACACCAGTAGAGTTTGACCCATTTGCTAAATCACAGAAATTAACCCCTGTTGATTTCAATCCATTTGAAACAGCAACACAGGTTCCAAGTGCTTCAAGAACGGTATTAGATCAAGGATTACAGGGTGCTACATTTGGCTTTGCAGATGAGGCAACGGACAGAATTGGAGCTGGTATCGCATCCGCTTTAACACCGGATTTAACTTATAGTGATGCTTTAGGGCAAGCACGAGATTTATCAAAACAACAACTAGGCGCTGAATTAGAAGAGAGACCTGTTTTGTCTATTGCTTCTAACTTAGCTGGTGGTCTAGCAACAGGAGGAATTGGTGCAGGAACTAAAACAGGTGCGACGGTTGGGAATATTATTCGGTCTGGCAACCTCGGATCGCGTATTGCTAAAGGCGCAGTGGCAGGTGCCGCATCCGGTGGATTATACGGTGCTGGTTCTGCGGATGAAGGTTCTCGCTTGCAAGGCGCTACCACTGGTGCTGAGTATGGGGCTGTTCTCGGCGGGGCTTTGCCTGCTGCGGGTGCTGCATTTAATAAACTAAATACCAAAAAGGTTATCCCTAAAGCTGATGAAGTTCGTCAACTTGCTAGTGGATTATATCAAAAAGCAAATCAATTAGGTGGAACGCTTAAGCCTGAAATTACCAATCAGTTTCTTGATTCAATCGATAACCTAAGACCGCAGACAAAAATCGGACAGATGGTTGCTGGTGATTCGGAATTTACTAAAATTGCAGACCGCATCAAGGGTATTCGTGACGAGCCTCTTGATCTTCAATCTGCCCAAGAATTAGATGAAATTCTAGGAAATACCATAGATGGTTTGATGGATAACGGTAAATTAACCAAAGAAGGTTATAAAGTACAGAATATCCAAAACAATCTTAGAGATGCTATTGAGAACGCTACCGAAGACCAGATTACGGGTGGTAAAGAAGGGTTTGACGCATTAAAAGAAGGTCGATCTTTATGGTCAACATCTTTGCGCATGAAAGACCTTGAGCGTATTGTGGATAATGCGAATACATTCCAAGTTCCTGCTACGGCCATTAAATCGGGTTTCCGGCAGATAGTTCGAAACCCTAAGAAATTCTCTCGTTACAGCCCAGAAGAACAAAAAGCCATTAAACGAGCCTCTGAGACTGGAATTGTAACAGATATACTTAACATCGCTGGTAGTCGTCTTGGCCCTATTATTAGTGGATCTGCTGCCTTTGCAACAGGTGGACCTATTGCTGCTGGTTTGGCTTCTGCTGCATCCTATGGAACATCTAGCCTTGCAAGAAACGCCGCCGAATCATTACAAGGTGGGCGCGCTATTGATGCTATTCGTGCCGTAGCTGACAGATCGGGCTTATCTAGAGAAGTGAAGAGAATTGATTTACAGAGAGATTTTGATAGAATAAAAAATTCTTCATTTATTAAGAGTGAGACTGGTGCCATAGGTAACTTTCCTAAAGATTTAATTGATGAAAGCGACTTAACGGGCGTCATTACAGGAAGGCCAGTAACTTTCAATTATACACATAATACTGATTCAGCAGGAAAATATTACGGAAAAGCTAAGGCTGGAGACCAATTTGGAAGAGATATTGAACCTTCTGGTAAATACATGAATATAACTTCCGAAAAAGGATTAGATAGAGCAAAGTCAATTTCAACATCAATTGAAACAGGAAAAAAGACTTTCAAAAACCCTATTGTTATTGATAATGATAATCTGAATTGGAAAAAAGAACTTAGTAAAATGTACGGTGGAAAAACCGGTAAAAATTTAACTGATGCATTGGTTAAAGATGGTTACGATGGGATTATAACTAAGGAAAATAAATATATATCTGAGGTTATAGATCTATTGAGCAAAAAACCCGAGAAGGAAGATTTACAAAAGGCTTTTGAAGCCAGAAAGCTAAAGAAATAACATGTCGGTATTGTTAACGCCTCCATACTTACAATTTGAAGATGAAAACGGTGTACCGTTAGCTGGTGGTAAGGTTTTTACTTATGCCGCTGGTACAACGACACCTAAAGCCACTTACACAGATTCAAGCGCATCCCAACAGCTACCTAACCCAATTATATTAGATGCTGCTGGACGTGCCACTATCTGGATTCAGGGCGCGTACAAGATTGTCGTACAAGACGCTGCAGGAGTTACAATCCGCACCACCGACAACATCACATCCTTTACGGTTGCTGCTGCTGCATCACCATCTTATTTCCAGTCATTTTCCGGTAATGGCGCTCAGACAACATTCACATTATCGCAGCCTATGGGTACTGACCCTAATGCTTTGATGATCTTTGTTAACAATTCGCCATCCGTTACAAACACGCCATTCTTTCAGGCTTTAGCTAACACGACTATTCAGACAGCCTTTACGGTATCTCAAGACCTTGGAACTGACCCTAACGCTATTACAGTGTTTAAGGCTACCAGCGCAACAACATGGAATATTGCTCGTCCTGTTACCGATTATACAATTAACGGAACTACCTTAACTCTGACAGCGCCTATTGCTACAGCTTATTCCCCTGGCGTTCTGGTGTTTAAAAACCCTGTTCTTAATGATACGACAACAGGTGTAGGTTTACAGATTCAGAACCCATCCTCCTATACCATTAACGGGACGACATTAACTTTCTCGACAGCGCCTAAGACGGGTACTAATAACATTCTGGTATTTGCTCCATCATCCCTTGTCGGTGCGGCTTCCCAATCTGCTGCTGCTGCTGATGCATCTGCCACGGCTGCTGGTAACTCTGCGGTTATTGCGGCTCAACAGGCTACAAGCTTTACAGGCACATCGGCAACGTCAACATTAATTGGCACTGGTTCAAAAGTATTTACTACACAGCTTAATAAGAACTTCCTGCCGGGAGAGTTCCTGACAATCGCTTCTAATGCCAATCCAGCTAATTATATGTATGGACAGGTAACAGCTTACGATCCTGCAACTGGTATTCTTACCGTAAACGTAACGGTATCTGGTGGATCAGGTACATTCACTGATTGGAATATTGCTCTATCCGGTCAGCAAGGACTTCCAGGAGGAGGTGTTGCTAATGGTACATATGGCGACATCGTTGTATCTGGCGGGGGCTTAACTTGGAATGTTAACAAATCCTCTCAAGCACAGGCTACAGGCGGTACAGACAATACTACGTTTATGACTCCCTTGAGAACTAAGCAAGCAATTGACGCTAATCCAAATATTATACTAGGAACTGTTCAGGCTACAACCTCGGGAACATCTAAGGATTTTACAGCCATTCCAGCAGGTACTAAGCGCATCACTATTAATTTTCAAAATGTTTCCACTAATGGAACAAGTGATATAATTTTACAAATTGGGGACACAACCGGATATAAGAATACAGGTTACTTAGGCTCAGCATCAGTTATTGCAGCAGCTATCGTAACTGTAAATCTTAACACTGGATTCTTATGTCCCTATGATAACGCCCCGTCTGCCGCCACTGTTAGACACGGTTTTATTGTTTTAAATCTTATGGATTCAGCCAACAACATCTGGACTGCCAATGGTAATTTTGGATTTTCAAATATCGCCCGAAGTGGTATGACTGTAGGCAGTAACTCACTTTCTAATGTTTTGGATCGCATCCGTATTACTACCGTTGGTGGAACAGACACATTCGATCTTGGTTCAATTAACATTATGTACGAAGGATAAAAAATGATTAATTACACACTTGGAGACAGCCTAACCGTTGGCGTAGGAGCATCTACAACAGCTAAATCGTGGGTAGGCTTAGCGACCCCAGTAAACCTTGCACGCAATGGTGATATGGCTGCAGAACTGTCAAATAAAATTAACGGTATCGGCGGCGCTCCACTGGTTCCTGAGCCATCGAAAACATACAGTATTATGATTGGGGTAAACGACCAGAAGAATTACCGTGGTGATGCTGTAAAGCAAGGTTACTATAAATCATTTCTGCGTTGTGCATTAGCTTACTTATTTATTCCAGTAAAAAACAAGGCCCGTGATGCATTAATCACTTACACCGGAACTTGGGGGAATACTCCCGTTAACACCTATGGTAAGTATTCAGCTACCCCTAACTCCACAGCAGAAACTACCGTTAATGGTACATCTGTATATGTCTCCTACATTATCCAGAATAGCAACAGTTATGTGGCAGAGATTCGTGTTGATGGGGTATTAAAGAAAACTATCAATGTATCAACAACCCCTATGGGTACTGCCAATGGTTCAAGCTATGCATCTGCATGTGAGAGAATTGATGGTTTATCTCCTGGGTCTCATACGGTAAATGTTAAGGTAATATCAGCGGCGGCGTATTTTTACTTAGAATGGATTGGCGGTAACGAGCAAGTATCATCCCCTCGTGTATTATTGGGAAATGTGATTAAAATGTCCAATGCCGCATATACCCAATTTGCCACAAGTGACACTATCGTTAACGCTTACAATACCATCATTGATGACCTTATTACGGAGTTTACGGCAGATGGCTTTGATGTTGATAAGGTAGATGTTCATTCCGTAATTAACCCTTTAACTGACCTTACATCTGACGGCGTTCACCCTAATGATGCTGGACATTTAAAGATATTTCAGGCGTTTTCGGCGGCATAATTGGAAATAAATGATTTCACCCTCGGTCTACTCGGTACAATCGGAACATCACTTGTTACGACAATTGGCGTTTTATGGTATAAACTGGGTAAGACTGAGGAAGAAAAAGACTTAATCCGTGATAAGTTCCAAGAAAAGATTGAATCCTTACTCATAAAAGTGACAGAATTGATGGTTACGAGTACCAGCCAAACTACCACTTTCACCAATGCCATTAAAGAGATTACTGAATCGATGGCTAGGATGAAAGAGGAGTTTCTGAGAGGTAAAGGTCAATGATATTTAACCGCAAGAAAAAGGACGTGGAAATTAGCTCACCTAAACTGGAGGTTGAGTTGGAGAAAGCCATTGAGCGGAAGAAAGAGGCTGACCGTGATTTCCATGATATTAAGGGAATCTGTGGCCCGCATGTTTTAGAAATTTTCATAGATGCATTAGCTAAAGGAAAGTTAAAAAACCATGCATAGCTTTATTAAATATAACCAGATATTCGCTGATGACCTCAAATTCGCCATGAGTTGGGGTGCTTTGGTGTTGGGATTCATTGTGTTAATAACCGCCCTGTGCATCTTATGGGAATGGAAAGAGACTAAACCTAAGGACCAGAAATTCTTCTTGTGTTTCGGTATATTCTTTCATTGGCTTGCAACTGTGGTATCTCGTGCATTATCGCTGTTAGTTGACAGTGGATCAATTCTTGCCCGAACAGAACACATGCTAACCGCTATTAACCTTATATTCGTTATAACTGCGGGAACTTTCTATTTTAAAGCCCTAGTACACCACTGGAAACCTAACTTGTGGAGATATGTATTAAGTGGTATTGTTGGATTAATCTTTATCGCTTACGTGTATCGGATTGCTCTATGAAATTAATGGGTAAAGAAACCTTAAAAATGGAACTAAAGGCCGATGAGGGTATAGTTGACCATGCCTATCAAGATCATTTAGGGTTTTGGACTATCGGCTGCGGTCACTTAATTGACGCTCGTAAAGGTGGTAAGATTAGCCAGAAAGTTATAGATATTCTTCTGGAAGATGATATAGACGAAAAATCCAAACAGGTTTATGACGCTCTACCGTGGGTAAAAGAGTTATCAGATGGCCGACAACGCGCCCTTATAAACATGTGTTTTCAAATGGGCATCAACGGTCTGCTGGGGTTTAAAAACTCACTGGCGGCGCTTAAATCGGCTCAAACACCTAATGAATTTTCAAAAGCTGCTGACATGTTCCTGCAAAGCAAATGGGCAACACAGACCCCCGCTCGTGCTAAACGAGTTACAGATATGATTAGGAAGGGCTAAATGACATGGCTAATATCCAACTGGAAGATACTTTTGGCTGTCGCTCTGACTGGTTTCTTAGCCTACTCATTGCATACGTGTTCTCTGACTAGGGCTATCGAAAAGCAAAGACTTGCAACTGAATTACAGTGTATTAAATCACAGGAGATTACTACCAATGCTGAAAACACTTTTAATGCTGGCCGTAATCAGCTTGACAATGACCTTAGCAGCTTGCCAGCACCCTCCTGCATTAAGATCAGCACCACCAGCGGGTCCGATGCAACCAACCAGCCCAACAAGCCGAGTCATAGAGATGCGGTCAATACTGACATCTTATACAAGTTCGCTGCCGCCTGTGAAGTGGATCGCCTAAAAGTTATCGCATTGCAACAATTCATAAAGGATGAGCGTAAATGAAACCCGTAAATCTATTCCAAGGTGACCAAAGACTGGGAAACCTAACAAAGGCTATTCAGGATATTATTTATGAACGTGGTCAGGGTATTCCAATTCCTGCTATCTTAGGTGTTCTGGAACTAGTTAAGATTGGTATTTATGAATCGAGCAAGGAATGATCATCCTACAGATGGAGATAACAGACGATGACTCATTCTCCCTGATCTGTATGCCAGGGTATGTGTTTAGTTATCTAGGGTTTTAGGGTCGTTGTATTTCCACCTGAACAACAATAAAGCTCTATCCAGTCTATACTCATCTGCAACCCTGAAAACATCCCCTTGAGCGGGGGGACCGTTTAATCGGCGCATTGACCGCAAGTATTTACATGCTTCATTCCATCGTACTGTAGGAGTTTTTAAATAGTGATTCATTACCGTTTATATCCCATCTTTTTCCAAGCTGCTACCTGATTTAATAGTTCGGAAATAATATCCCCATCCGTCCCCTCGTTTTTTGATAACTGGTGATGATAAAATTCGGCTACGTCATTGAAAACCATTCTCAAATAATCCAGACGTTCATCTAGTGCCTTAATTACACGTTCCGCCTCTTTACCTGCCTCTTCTGGAGTAAATGTTGTACCAATCTTAATCATCATCTGGCAGCGGTTTGTATCGATTACATGATTTGCTCTTATTGAATATTGGTGTATTTGCGTTTCAAGCGTAATAGGTTCCATCACACGCCCTCCTGTTTGATCTTATTATATAAATCTAGTGCTTCTGTACTGTCTTTTAACTTTTGTTCGATATGAGTTCTTGCATGTGGCATTACTTCTTTTGCCAAGTTCAAAACAGACAAATTCATCATCAAAGACTTTGCCAGTTTATCAGCTACTTCCATATAAGATGGCGTTTGTAATGATGTGCGGATTATTTCAGTAATTTCCATGCGATCAGAAACCAAAGAAACCGTTTCAGGATATTGCATTAGGTGCTTCATCATCAATTTTTGAGCGCGTTCTACCCAATCTAAAGCCTTCTTCTTATCTTCTGGCATTTCGGTTTTATCGGTCATTTTAATTCCTCAACAAAATATCCTGATACAATCCAGACTAATGAAATATCAGAAATGTATGAAACAATCCCATCCTTAAGAGATAATCCAGCTTTTCTATATTCTGGTTTATCATCAGAATTATATCCATTGCATGCATCAAACCGCATGAATAAACCTTCATTAGGGCAATCATACATGCGAAACACTTGACCGACTTCTAATTCAGAAAACATTAATTCAGGCTTGCGTCGTTTTAATTTAAATTTCATTTCGTCTCCGGTGGTTTTGGTGATGGTTTCCAGTGTGTCAATTCTCGATCTTCTATGCAGCCATCATCTTGAGAAAATACCCATCCAGAATAATATTCTCCTTCAAGCTCATTGCCTTTGTCAAAAAATTGCTCAGATTTATAAAATTGAAAAACACCGTCAATATATGCACCGACAAAAACTAATTCATTTTGTGGGCATGTATCAATATCCTGCCATTGATCTTCCAGAAGCGCAGTAAGGGCTTCACGAATTAAATCCTCACCTATTTCAAATATACTTCCAGCAGAACCAATTTCATTAAGTTTAGCTAATCCATCTTCCAGACGTTCCCGTGTTAAATTGGTCATTGTGAATCCTCTAATGAATAAGAATATTTATTAATAGGTATTTTTAATCCGTTGCAATATGGGCATGAAACGGTGTTATTTTTATGAAATATCCAGCCATCTTTTCTGGCCGCAGTCCTGCATACCGAGCCAATTTCATCTGTATATTCCCACATTTTATCTAAATCATACCTATCAGAAACAGCGCATGGCTTTCTATCGCAATAAAGATTTAACGTGTAGCATCCAACTTCCATTATTCCCCCAACTCCGCATCAATTTCTTTGACCATCTGGGCGGCCATTGCTTTGAAAACAGTTGAGAAATGCCATCCGCATTGTGTGGCTGAAATCATACCATTACTCGGTTCTTGTTGAATCCGATCTGCGATTAATAGGGCGCGTTGGATTGCATCCTGAATTTCAATAGTGAAAAAATCTGATATAGGTTCCTTTATCCATTCAGATGCGGCTTTGTAGTCGTAAGGGGTTTCGGTCATTTCAAAACTTCCATCTTGTTGTTTATTATTTTTATATGTTCCAGAAGTTTTTCCAATTCTGGTTCAATTGTTTGTTGCACTATAGGGGATTTTATAAATTGATAACCCGCTTCAAATTTACGTTTTCCATCTATTAATTGCGACAGATAACAGTGAAGTTCACTGTGATATTGGAAAAAGAATTTCAAAACCGCTTCATTATCACCAACGGTAGGAAATCGTTTTAACATTTCAGATATTGTTTCAATAGACATTATTCCTGCTCCATATTGGTGTGCTTTGTGATTATTTCTAAAAGATCGTTACAAGTTAAATCTGCCCATGTATCTCTAATATATTTTTCCTGTATGTTTTTGATGCCGATTTCAATGGCTTTAAAATCCAAATTGAGTTCCCGCACATCGTCTGACTGATTTGCAAAAACCCACTGGCAGTTAATACATTTAAGATCACGCTCTGGAATACTATCTCCGCATGAACATTGAGCATCGTCTGATCTGGTTGATAGGGCGGATTCCGATAATGTTAAAACGCCAGTCTTTTTCTGTTTAATGAAAATTCCGCACATTCGATACAGCCAGCTTACAATTTCTGAACTATCATCAGACGGTATAATATGTCTGGTTCGTTCAATCCATTTTATAAACTGAGTGAAATCATTTTCATCGCATGACCAGCCCGCCGCCATATCCCCTGTTGCTGGGGTCGGGGCTGTTCGGGTGTATTTAACACCATCTGTTGGATTATCAGACCATGCATAATTTTTATCGTCATGCTCTTTCAGATAAATAACTTCTGGCATCTGGTCGGGGGTGCTTTCTACAATACCAGTATAAACGTAATCTGGCATAAATTCTGGTTTATTGGTCATTGGTTTTCCTTAATCCAGTCATTACTGGTAAATTGAGCGCATTTGTCTTGGGAAAATCTCTTTGTTACGATAGTACAAGTAAACTCAGTAGGATATTTTACCTCTAATTTATTTTCTAACTTGATACAATATAATCCAGCACATAAAGCTACAATTGACTGTAGTGCAAATAATATAAGTAACGACTTTTCAAAATCAGTCACGGATAAACTCCTTAATCATAGCAAAAATCCCCATACCTAAGAAAGAATAAACCCCTAAGCATAGTAGAAACATTAAAGCCTGAGACAGGGAATAATGGTCTGGATTAGTTAACATATGTAAAAATATTAATGAAGGGGAAGCCACTACAGAAGCTATTAGCATGTCTTTAATACGGTATTTCATTATTTAATCTCCTCTGCTGGGGCTATTAATAATTGCCATAAAGTTGGTTTTACAGGTATTGCCGTATTACGATATTTACTTTCCCATGTGGAATAGAAGTCTCCTTTTCTACCTTCTCCAAGAATATATAGTCTTCCTGCTGTAGAATCAGGGTGATAATCCTTCCATGAACAAATATAAGGAAAGTTATTTTTATCATCCCATCCTACAATAATAGTTCCGTCACGTGGTGCGTTTTCGATTGATTGCCACATATCAAATGACCATATGCGAGCGCTGTGGCTCATCCAATAGACGTAAATTACCTAGAAATTCACCTAGTTCTGCTGCTTGTTCATAGTCTAAGAACCCATCATTTTTAACAATGGCTTCTCGGATTTTAGCAGCCTTATTTTCTAGTACTTCCCGTAAGTCTGTAATTTGAATAATCATTTAATAACCTCTTCCATTAGAGTATGGAAAAGAATATCCAATGCCATTAAAATAAAAAACATCAAATTTACCAAAAATAGATTGGCTATCTATACTTCCATTAAATGAACCAAACTTTTTAACTACCCAAAGTTTAATTTTATTTGACCTTTTTGTGTTGTCAAAAAATGACTTGTATATAATTTCATTTTTATTCATTGGTAAATCTCCGTCATTAGGTTGTAAATTTTATCAGTAACATCTGCGCCATTGAGAATTTTTAATTGGCTTCTTGCCATTTTCAAAGCTGAAACAAGATCATCATGGGCGTTACAAGCACGGACTATTAAAGGGAAATATTCGTGCGTAACATAGATTATCTTACAAGGTTGACTCAGAAAAGTTCCTTCCATGTTCAGTAAAAAAGTGGGCGTCGGTGTATTTGTCATTACTGCACTCCTACCATGTTTTCACGAAACGAATTGTAAGCCATCGCATTAGCTGACATGTAACCCATCATAGTACCTCCGCTGAATACGTTGTATGTTTTCGGGTTAAGTAATGTACGTGCTGTGTCGATAGCGTCTGCCTGAATACGGCGGTCTGCTTCGATCTTGATCCACTTAGCGCTGAATGCGTCAATCTGGTCATATACACGTTGCATAGCTGGGGAAGTTGTAAAGGTCATTAGATTAATCCTCCAGCACGTTCGATTTGACCAAAAGTCATACCGTAGTATTCATCATCACTCTCTGGACGTTCATCAATCCATAACTGCTGACCCCATGATTGCATGAAGCTTGCTTTCAAGACGCTTTGGCGGTTATCACGACATTCTTGGAATCCTGCCCAAAAGTTATCAGTGCCTTGTACTGGTGTTGTATGAATTTTCATCGTCTCTCTCCGTTGTTTCGATATAAGTAATCTACTACAACATAAACGCCGCGTCAATGGTTTTATTTAGCTCAATAACCTTTTTTTTCAAAATAATGGTTAATGATTTCTTAACGTCATCTGGTATTGGTCGACCTAGGCGTTCCATAGAGTCTACACGACCCTTTGCTAAGTTTAGTGCGGTTGCTAGTTGTCCAAGGCTCATGTTGAGCGTGGTGCGGACTTTCTTTAGTTGCTTGCCAGTCATTGCACATATCCTTCTAATTCATCGTAATTGTAAACATAAAACACCTTATTAGCGATTAGCCTAGCGTGTCGTCCTACGCATGAGTTCTTTGTAAATATCGAATCACCTACCTCCTGATTGAGATACTCTGCACATCGTGTATGCGGTATGTCGATATAACGCATGTATAACAGCATGTAGTCTAGGTCTTTGGTCCATGGGCTATTCATCGTATCTTTTCCCCTGGCTTACGGACAATCAAAACATCTATTCCCTGATCTGCTTTCAGTATCTTGTATTTCAACTTGCTCAGTGGCGTGAGCAATCCCTTAAAGTCCGCGACAATCGTTTCTCCTGTTTTCAGGGTGTATCGGTAGTCTGGAATTACTTTGAAAACCTTGTGGCCGTTTATAACGATCTGGAAGGTTACTTGTCGATCTAGTATGGTGATTTCGCCAGTGCGGTGAAGTTCTTTTAGGTAAAGATAATGGTTGTACTCCCCGCGACTGTCAAATTTTCCGTGTTTTGGGCAAATTAACTTTTTATTACCGTATTTCATTTAATCATCTCCAGTAACATGTCGGGTTGTGAGTAAGCGTCTCTGATGCGTTGGCAAGCTATGTCGAAGTATTTCTTTTCGCGCTCAATTCCAATGAATGACTTACCCATTTTAACGGAAGCAACGCCAGTAGTACCAGAACCCATAAAAGGATCTAAAATGCTGGTTGAATTAACAGGTAAATGTCCAATGCACCACCGCATAACCTCAACTGGTTTCTGAGTAGGGTGGTCGCCTCTTGGTTCGTTATTCTTTCTTAACATACCATTCCACATAAACTTAATTAGTCTTACTGCCTTATTTAGATTAGTCCAAGCCATCTCACAGTCTGCAAAGTCACTTGAACCGTTTTCCTTATCCCAAATCAACCAGCATTTTGTAGGTGGTAATTCAAAGTAGTTACCACCGAATATAATTTGATTGGTTGATATATTCCTAATCATAGAAATTAATAATGGTGAGCAAGGCTCATTATCCCAGTCATCATCCCCGTAATCCTTGGATACAGCTAGTTTTCCTCTTGACTTGTTTTTTCCTGCGGCCTCACCAATACCATATGGAGGATCAGTGACCACAGCATCAACCTTATCCAGAAACGGCATTACATCCACACAATCCGCATGGTACAAAACACAATCCCCGATAACTACCTTTTCAATATATTTCATCGATCTAACCCGTATTCCAAAGGTGAAGGTATAACACAACCAATCTTATTAGCTGCCAGTATCGTGTAATCTATCAGGCGTGAGTAATCTTCTTTTGTGAGCGTTTCAGATGCTTTTACCATCGTGTGAACTTTACCCCTATTGTCTTTCCATGTTTCCAGACCCAGTACAGCTTCTTTAATCATGTACTTTGTCTGCTCTTTTGTGTATCCGGTATATTCAGCGATTATTCCGATAGCCATATGCCAGTAACTTCTCTGCGGGTTTGTCTTACCCGGCTTTTTAATAGACACAGACCATCCTTCGCCAAGCATTGCAATAGCTGTAATGCAGTTAGCTTTTACTCTGTCATTGGCTAGGATGTATGTCTGTTCCATTTAGAACGGCGATGTGTCATCGTCAAAGGACTGAGTAGGCGCTTGCTGTTCATTACGCATGTTATCCAGCTTGGTAACCTTTTCTTTGAATGACAGGCTAATAAACGGACCCTTTGATCCTTGTTTATCCCACCCGTTGATATAATAATTCTTCCCGTCAATTTCCACAGTAGCTTGCCAGTCAGCGTGGGTTTCCTGTTCTTTACGGTCATTACGGAATAGGTTAGTTTTGTTTGGTTGCGGTTCGTAAGCCATTATAGCCCTTTCTCAGTGAAGTAGATTTTCAGTTTATTGTGTCGGTCTGTCAGATCTTTCTTAAGGTCGTCTGGCATACCATTAAATCGCCGCTTGTCTTTGTTATCCTTCGCCCATCGGGTAAGGGTTTCAATATCGCCAATCTTGCCAATTTCCTCTAAAGCCTTTTCATAGATGGCTTGTGCATCATATCCTAGGTCTTTTAGGTCGTCTTGAACGCCAGGATAGTTTTTAATGGCTTCTGATTTCTTAGGCTCTGGCTGCACGTACTTAGAAGCATCAAACTGCCCCATATGAACATCAGCACTCATACCAATGTGTTTCATAGCGTTCATTAGAGCATCCGTAAAAGCTTTCTTAAATGCTTCGTCATCAGAACGTAGGCCGGAGGATTGCTTAACTATGATAAAGTCACCACCAACGCCCCAGATGTAATCGTCCGAGCTAAGATCTTTCATATTAGCAGTCCATAGTCCGACAGTGCAATATACAAGCTTCTGCCCCTCTGTACCATCAACGATCTGGTATTCAGGTTTAGTGTAACCCCAACCCTCTCCGCACTGACCAAATACCTCAGTCATTTTCTGAATAGAATAAATAGGCTTGATAGCAGTTCCGCGGAAACCACCAGCTCGCGTAAATTCTTTTGTTTGCTTTGGGTCTGTTGTTGAAACAGCATTCCAAACCTTCATGTTTTCAGTCATTCTCTCTCCAGTTCTTCTTTAATCTCTTCCATCGTGAACATGTGTCCAATGTGTTTAAAGAGATATTCAGTTGTTGCGTTAGGGTTTAGTAGTTTACGGGCGAATATCAAGTTACTGAGTGTTTCGTTCATTTCTGCTCCATGATTTTAGTCCGATGGCGCTTTAATCTCGCTACTGCTTTCTTGCAGTCAACTTTAGGCTGTCCGTCATGGGATAACACTCCGATAGCGTAATCTAGGTATCGCAGCGGATCATAACGTTTATCATCCTGTTTATCGCGGTATGTTTTATATGCCAGTAACGTAATAACGTTTATAGCTCCAATTGCTAGGATTGCGTATGGTTCGTAACTCATAGTGTTTTCCCTCTCGTGTTAATTAATTCTAAACATCCGTCAAAATCCTTATCCTTGTAACGGCGGTATAATTCCTGTGCTACGTCAGCTTGGTTTTCGATAGAATACTTGGCAAAGAACGCATTCTCATCGCCTTTAGCGTGTAATCGTGCGTGTACTGTGTAATGCAATGGTAAAACGTAATCGTCAGGGCTTTTAAGTCCCACACCACGTCCTGCTGGTGTGATTAATAAATGGTGAGCCACACAGTTAGCTTGAATGCCAGAGATAAAGCATGGCAATGTTGCTACGTATGACAGGTAGGGTTTATCCTTGATTCGCTTTTCCTTAAACCAAGCCATTACACAACCTCTATAAAGGTAATCTTAATACCATTAGAAACAGTCTCTTTAGTTGCTTGAAGGTGTTTTGATTTTGCGAATCGTCTGGCACAACGGTAAATGCTTTCTAAATTACCCTTTTTATATAACTTGGCTTTATTAAGCGTATATCCGCTAAAATCGTATTTCTTTGAACTCATAACGAATCTTTCTTTGTTGTCGATAATCATGATTATACACACTCAAAAATACATTGCAATAGCTAAAATGAACAATAATGAAAATAGGTGAACAAAGTCCTTGCAATCCACAACCAACCATGTATCATAGCATTGTCGTCAGGGTTAATCTCTCAGCTCTGGCGTCGTTTATACAGAGAGATGATAATGTAAGGAGAGATTACATGACACAAGACAACTACAGTATTGATGCTGTTGACTGCGATGGTAAGAAGTTCACAATCCTGAAAGATAACGAAAACCTAATTGACAGTTACTATGATGTTATGGGTTTTGAAAAAGAAGAAGCCCAACACATCGTTAAATGCGTTAACAGTCATCCCGCATTAGTAGAGGATTTGGAAATGATAAAGAAATCAGAAGAGATTGCATTATTTAACGGAAACCATAGCAAAACCTGGAAGATTGCAGACAAAGCACTATCTATCGCAAAGGGAGATGATAATGACTAAGGATGAAAAAATAGATAGGCTAATAGAGATTGCTTTTGATCTTTTGCATCATGATGCTGATTATAGCGATCCAGATGGTTTAGATGGATGTAATTATGAAACTGCGCAATTGATGAAAAAGAAATTCAGAAAGGTAATCGGTTCAAAATGACCATCCAACACATCCTAACCCTAATAGAGAACGTATCACCCTTTCAAAAATCCAAGGAGTACTAAATATGATAAACATACAAAAAGCAATATCTACACTTTATAAGTGTTCAGAGAATAATAAAATACCAGAAAAATGCTCAGAACTATCCGCTTTAGCCGCTTTGGAATTCGTTGACTTATGCGATGAATTACAAGAGGCAAGTAAAATACTAAAGCAGTACCACAAGGATAAAATATTACTACAAAATAGAACAGAAGCTTTATTTGAAATAAAAAACATGAAGTCACCTTTCGTAGGAGGGAAAACTCAAAAGTACGGAATGTCAAAACGAATGAAAATTATCGCATCACGCGCTCTAAAATGATAAAAAATATTCATCACGAACGATCAAAAGGAGATGGGAAGTGAATACAGACACAAAACCAAAAAACGACTTGGACTGGATGGATGCACCGATTGAGAGCGATAAGTGGCGTAATCTACTTTTTGATAAAAATGGTTTATCGTATAGAGGCATTAGAATATTTAAATCTGAAATGGTAGCTAAGATTGCCGCAGACGGTTTGGATAAAGAAAAGCATACAATTACCATGGATGGAATTATACCAGCAGAAGAATATTCACATGTAATCCAGATGCCCCTATAACCCTCACACAACCCCCGTAAAATAGGAAATACTACTTTACAACAATTCTAAACTATGTATTATAGCCTAATGGCGGTGGTTATTCCCTCGCTTGATGTTCCACAGGTCAAGGCCGCCAGCCAATTAACTGTGGATGACTGTGGAGGTCACAATGATAAATATCGATATTACCGGGACTAACGGTGACTATAACGTCAACATTTCTATGTATGACTTCCTTGGTCCAAATTCCGTTATTATTAACTACAATAATGAAGATCCTATTATCGGTGACAAGGAAAGCTTAGACGCTTCATATAATTTCGTAATGGATGTTGTTTCAAAACTGTTCTATGAGATGTCAAAATGAACGATCTTTATAACGAACAGGCAGAGCAATGGGTTCTAGGCACATTACTCAAAAACAATAATTTATACGATAAGATCAGCGATACCTTATACCCTTCATACTTTGCCCATGATATTCACGCAAAGATATTTGAAACCATTTCCGAACGTATCCAGTCGGGTAAAACAGTACGCTGGAATAACTTTGACCATTTAAAAGATGACCCTGATTTTATGAATGTTGGCGGTAAGGATTACCTTGTTGGCTTGCAATCGGTTGACGGTGTGGCATTTATCGATAATGCCCATATTATACGGGATTATGGATTAAAACGCAAGATTGTAGACGTAGCTAATCAAGCGCTCATTGAAACAAAAACCACTAAAGAAACGCCGGAAATTATCGGTGATCTTGAGCGTTCCCTTTTTTTGCTGGCCGATAAGAAGTCAACCGAGGATATTCAAAGCGCTACTAAGGGTATGGAAGACGCTGTTGACTGGATAAAAGAGATTCATTCCGGTAATGTCCGACCGCTTAAGACAGGTTTATTAGACTTAGACCGTACAATTAAGGGGCTATTTCCTTCCCGCTTGTATATCATTGCAGCGCGGCCGGGAATGGGTAAAACCGTCTTAGCAGTCAATATGGCTGAATACGCCTCTAAAACTGACCGTGTGCTGTTCTTTTCCCTAGAAATGAGCCGACAAGAGCTTTCAATGCGTATCGCCGCGAGACATACTGGAATACCTGTTGAAGAGCAGCCTACGGTAACTGACCCTAAGATCATTGCTTACCTTCGTGATTCGGTTAAATGCGATAACCTTATGATTGACCAGAGAACTATGGGAATATCACAGATGGCTCTTGTCGCCAGACGATTACACCGCCAAGGAAAGATAGGCGCTATCTTTATCGATTACGTTGGCCTTATTCCAGGGGATATGCGTTTCGGACGTACAAACATGGTTACAGAGATTACCGCTGAGTGTAAAAGGCTTGCCAAAGAGATTGAGGTTCCCGTGGTGTTGCTTTGCCAGCTAAACAGACAGGTAGAGAAGCAAGAAGACAAAAGGCCCACCCTTGCAGATTTACGGGACTCTGGTTCTATTGAACAGGATGCTGACGTTGTAATGTTTATTTACCGGGAAGAATACTACCTTAACGGAAAACAAGACCAACCGATGGATAAGCGTAAAAAGGATTCGATACCGATGGAAGATCAGATTGAGGCTGCTAAAGGCAAGGCTGAGATTATCGTAGCCAAGAACCGTCAAGGGCAATCAAAGACCGTTCACGTTCGGTTTAATGGTGTTAAACAATTCTTCTTTGATGAGGTGGCGTAATGAAAGATATTTTCCGTATTGATTGGCTTCCTCACAGATGGCTGCACAAAACCTCTATGTTGGAGCCTGTAGTGAGAGGTATTTATATCCAGATTGTCTGCCTGATTTATTGCAATGAAGGGGCTATTGAAAACAATCCGAAGTGGATTTCCGGGGTTTGTAACTGTTCTCCGAGACTAGTAAAATCAGCTATTGATACATTGGTATCTGGTGATTGGTTAGAGTTTCAGGGTGATAAACTAACCCAAAAAAGAGCTGAACGTGTGCTGAGTGAGACGCGAACGCGCATCGAACACAGCTCGAACGGAGGACGAACTAAGGCTGAAAACCAACGTAAAAATAACATTAACAAAGAGATAGTTTCTAGTGGTGTAGAAAATTCACTACGTGCCAATAACAATAACAATAACAATAACAATATAGATTACAGCTTATTTTACCCCCCTGAAAAAGCCAAGGAAATTTACATGGAAGGTAAGGTAATAAAACTAAACTATCAGGACTATTACCGCTGGTGGAAAGAGATCATTCCCCAGATAGCAAATGAGGATGATTTTTACGAAATACTGAATGAGCGTGATGACTGGCTGGATAAGCAACCTATCGCAGCGCAAAAGAAATGGTTCATGACAACGCCGCGCGATCTTGCTAACAAAGCAAAGGGGATATAATGAACTTTTACGAATCAGAACGATGGATTAAGCTCAGATATAAATTCTTACGGACAGTCGAGCGACAATGCTTATGCTGTGGAAACAAGAACCAAAAGACTGAATTTCACGTTGACCATATCAAGCCACGTTCAAAATACCCAGAACTAGAATACAATTTCAATAATCTTCAATTATTATGTAAGTTATGCAATATGGGAAAGTCTAATGATTACGAGGATGATTGGAAAAAGATGAATATTCCGAAGATAAAAAAGCCTGACCTTAGTTACCAGGGAAGATTGGATTTTATAAAACGTCAGGAATCTATAGGATTGGTAATTTCGCCGGAAGATAAGGCTAAATACCTTCGCCAAGCAGAAGATTATGAGCCATTTGAAACAGAATTAAGTAACTAACAACACACAACAACGGAGAGATAGATGACACCACTGTTAACAAAACACACAACCAATGTTCTAGGCGCTCCTAATGGTTGGGATGCTGACAAAAAAGGACCATGTTTAGGTCTTCCGGTAGCTAAATTACATGGTAATTATTACTCATACTGGAAGCCAACCTTAAAAGAACGCTTCAAGATTATTATCGGAAAGCCTATTACTTTGGTTGTTTCGTGCGAATCACACCCACCAGTGGCAATGGAGATTAACTAGATGACTTTAGCAACCACTGTAAGTATTGATACTGAAATAGCTCTTCTTTAAAAGCTTATCGATGATGGTAAATTAGATTCAATTATTACATTATGCATCACAGATGGCGGTATCCTCCACATTATGACCCAAGCAACCCCACTGGCAACTGTTCAGGGTATGCTTAAAAGTGGATTAAAAGCTGTTAATGATACGATTGGCGAGTAAATGAAACCTACTAAATACAAAGGCTGGGAAATAACCCAACTACCCCACGGCTCTTACAAAGCTACTAAAGACAACCACACTATTAACTGCAGTAGCGTGTATCTGTTGTATAAGTTAATTGATGAGGACACGAGTTTAACCAATGAAAGGCCTAAAGATGACCGTCTATGACCCATTAAAATTCTGGCAGCATAATGACCCATCACTTTCTGAGCCTCAATGAATTTGCCCGCATGAATTTGAGCTTATGAATTTACCAGCTAAAGAGGGTATCTTTTACGATTCATGCGAATTATCTAGTGTTTCCCCGTGTATTCATTGTGGAAAGTCAATAGCAGAACTTAACCTGGAGGAATCAGAATGACTAAAGAACCTAATAGATTTGAACTAGCTATTAATATGCTGACAGGAAATTACGATAAAGGGTATATTAGGAATAACGAAAACCCTTCATATCAGGATGTATTATTAGAAGCCCTTAAACTCGCCGCTGAACACACAAGTAACCCATACAAACCTGTCGAAGAGCCATTTAAATAAACACTTGCAAGATATATAATACCTGATACAATACCCTTGCTAGTCCGAACCACTGAATAGTGATGTAGGTCTGGCAACCTGTCTTTATGTAATGCCCCTACCTAGTTTATGCCGCCTAGCTTGAGAGCAGCCGGAAATTCAGTTCAAGGACATTACTTATGGACTGGTCCTCAACTAGAATAGTACACCGTAGCGCTTAGGTAAAAGAAGATACTTTAAATGGCCATGCAAAAACCCATTCGAGGGAACCAGTCCAAGCTATTAAAAGGATACTAACATGCTAACACAAATCGTCTTATCCCTCGTAATCCTTGTCGTACTGGCACTGTATTACCGATACATCTCCCCAGAAGCTCGTAAGATCGTCCCAGATGACCTCATCATGGCTATTATTAACATTGTGGTGGGTATCGTGGCTATTGCGGGTATTCTCCGAGTTTGGGCGCTTATCTAGTGATATATTACAAAACAATGTATGGCTATATACACCTACCATTAAACATATTGCAATACATCACAGACACAGATAGTTTGGTGTGCGATGATTAACCCAAAGAGAAGAAAATGAAGATCCTACACGATAACGTCCTGATTAAACGCAATGAGACAGAGGAAACCACCAAGAGCGGTATCATCCTATCCCCGTCCACAATTGACCAACCAAGTGAAGGCGTTGTAACCCACGTAGGCCCAGGATATGATCTAGGCGTTAAGCAATACAAGATGACAGTCAAGCCCGGCGACAGAGTTCTATTCCATAAACACGCAGGAACGGACGTAAAGGTAGACGGCGAGACACTAAGACTATTGCCAGAGTCCAATATTATTGGTATATTTGAGTAAACATAATAATAGTTAATACAACGGAAGTACAATGGCTGGTGAAGATAACATTATAGGCAAAGGATTTGATGCCAGACCTGATGCTATCAATAGAGATGGTCGCCCTAAAGGGTCACGCAACCGCTCTACAATCGTCCGTGAGCTTATTGATGCTCTGGCAGATGGTCATGCTGATAGAACAAAGTTTGAAGTAGCTACACTGGCGGTTTTAAGCAAGGCAATGTCTGGTGATATTCAGGCTTGGGAGAAACTTGCTGACAGTGCATTCGGCAAGGTTTCAGACAAGACAGAGGTTACAAACCCTGACGGAAGTTTAACCCCCCAGTCAATTACGGTTAAAGTCGTAACGAAGAAGGAATAGCTATGGAATACGAAGATTTAATTGGTGAGGAGGACGATTCTAAATTTGAATCTATGATCCTAGAGTTAAGAGCTGACAGAGAAGCTGATAAAAATCGAAAGATTGAATGGGAAAAGAACGCACCTGAACGTAAGCGTATTCATGAAGAACGTATGCTTAATGATCCAATGTATAGACGTATGCAAGAGATTCTTATTGGTTCAGCAAGTATCTTAGGTAATATGTTACCTATGGTATACAATAATAATTCTATACGTTGTGATGTAATTAATATTAAAAAACCAGCCCGTTATATAGGTAAAGATGGAGCTTAGTATTGCCCCTGCTTTCCAATGTCTATTCGATGAGGAAGACCCTAACTACTTTAAACGCTACCTTGTCTGGTATGGTGGACGTGGTTCAGGCAAGACTGTAACGATTGCCAAGGCTTTGCTTATTCGTGGTATGAAGCTCCCTGAACGTATCTTGTGCGCTCGTGAGTTTCAAAACTCTATTGGCGATTCAGTTCTGAAAACCCTGGAAGACGAGATTGACGCTTTAGGCTTAAGGGACTTCTATACAGTACAGAATAATGCAATATACGGTAAGAACGGAACTGAGTTTATCTTCAAGGGCCTTAGAAACAATATCCAGTCCGTAAAGTCTATGGCCGGTGTTACTATTGTATGGTTAGAAGAGGCGCAAACGCTTTCGGATAGATCGTATGAAGTTCTTATACCTACTATTCGTGCCGATGGCTCACAGTTCCTTATTAGCTTTAACCCTGATAATGACGATGACCCAACCTATGTAAGATTCGTGGTTAATACTCCAGAGGATGCTCACGTTCAATTGGTAAACTATCCCGATAACCCTTGGTTCCCGGAAGTTCTTCAGCGGGAAATGGAACATATCAAACATAGAGACACAGACCTTTATAACCATATCTGGTTAGGCGAAACCCGTAAGAACAACGTGGGAGCTATCTATGGTAAGTGGATTAGCGAGATTGAAGAAGCGGGTCAAATCACCTCAGTTCCTTATAACCCATCATTCCCGGTTGTTGTGGCGTGGGATCTCGGATTTGGAGATAGTACAGTCCTATGGTTCCTGCAGATAGTCGGTAAAGAGCCACGTTTGATTGACTGCTATGCTAACAACATGGAAGGTCTGGACCATTACGTTAAGGTGATTAAAGAGAAGCCATATAACTATGAGGCTCAAGTCTTACCCCATGATGCTGGTCATAACAGCCTGAGAACCGGGACGACCTTAGCAAAGCAGCTTGAGACAATGGGCCTTAAAGACCTTATCATCCTGCCAGTTGACAGTGTAGAGACTGGAATCCAGTTGGTTCGTCAGCTTATCCCTCAGTTGTGGATAGATGAGGTTAAATGCGAGAAGGGCATTAGTGCTTTAAGAAAATATCAGTATGAGTTTGATGAAGACCGTAAAGTATTCAAGAATAAGCCATTACATAACTGGTGCTCTGATTATGCTGATAGTTTGCGTTATCTTGCTACCTATCTAAAAACTAAGAAGTCACCTATTCAGCGCATGTCTGAACCTGGGTCATCTGCTTATAATATGGGTGCTTATTAGTATTGTATAAGAAGATATTCTAGGGTATCATTCGTTTAAAACATGGGGTGTCAGTTTGGCCGATAGCATTTACGATAGTATTAAAGATCCAGTTGTTAGACGGATGTTAAAGAATTACAAGCTATCGGAAGATGCAGAGTCGGATAACCGTTCAAGAGCCTTGTATGCTATGAAGTTTCGCCGTGGTGGTGAAGCGCAATGGGATGATAAGATGCTATCGGTTCGTAAAGAGGGCAATAGACCGTCTGAATCGTATAACCAAATCCCTCAATTCCTCCATTCGTTAACAAATGATATGCGCATTAATATGCCGCAAACCCGATTCATTCCGGGTGATGACGGTGATAAGGAAATCGCTGACATTTACGAAGAGAAGGCACGTAATATCCAAGCGTCATCTGAGGGTGAAGTAGCTTATGATAATGCTGCAGACAGTCAGGCAACGATTGGTTGGGGTTACTGGCGATACATCACAGAATATGAGAATGAAAAGTCCTTTGACCAAGAGATTAAGATTCGCTGGGTTCCTAACACTCTAGCCGTGTTTGATGATCCTAACGTATTGATGCAGGATTACTCAGACCGTAAGTTCCTGATTGAAGTCTTCGATATGCCTGACCATGAGTTCAATGAGTACCGTGATGAAAATGATCGATACGATTCTGGTATGCTGGAATCTATCGGTACTCAATCTCCGGGATGGGCTACAAACTGTACAGTACGTGTTGCTGAGTATTGGGAATTAACCCATGATAAGTCATTTCTCTACCGTGAGAAGCTGAAAGATGGTAAGTTCGGCGAAGTTACAGAAACTAAACCGAAAGGCGATTACGAGGAGCGAGAAGTCCTCAAGCCTAAGGTTATGTGGTATAAATGTACCGCAACAGAGGTTTTAGAGCGTAAAGAATGGCCAGGGGTTTACATTCCTTATGTCCGTGTGTCTGGTGAGATGCAGATTATCGATGGTAAGACATATTTCTCCGGTCTTGTAGAGCCTATGATTCCTGCCCAAAAGCAATTTAATCACTGGTCCAACACTGCTACTGAAATTATGGGGATGGTTCCTCTAGCCCCTTGGATTGCTGCTGCTGGACAGATTGACCCATATAAAGAGATTTGGGATAAGTCGAATGTTAAGAAATACCCGTATTTGCCTTATGAGCCTGTTGACGTAGGTGGAAACCCATTACCGCCTCCACAGCGTTCTAGTGCATCTGCTGACGTATCGGGTGCTTTGGCTCTTGTAAATCAGGCACAGCAAAACTTTTATAACACAACTGGTATCTTCCCTGCATCCTTAGGTAAGCAAGGGAATGAAACATCCGGTAAAGCTATTAATGCCCGTAAAGTCGAGGGAGAAACATCTACCTTCCACTTCCCTGATAACATGGCTCGTGCGTTACGTTTCGGTGGTCGTATCTTAGCTGACCTCTTTCCAAAAGTGTACGATGGTTCCCGCAAGATTCGCGGTAAGAAGGAAGATGGCACAACAACAGAATATGACATTAACAAACCTTTCAAAGACCCTAAGACTGGGGAAATGAAGGAATATGACATGACTGTTGGTACATATGATGTCATGGTTACGACTGGCCCAAGCTTCACAACGAAACGCCAAGAGTCTGCAGATGCTATGCTGACATTGGCAACCTCTACAAATCTTATGGAAGTGGCACCAGATAAGTTCTATGAAGCTCAAGACTGGCCGGGCGCTCAAGAGATTGCTGACCGATACAAGAAAGTATTACCACCTGCCTTGACAGCAGAAGACGATGATTCTCCTATTCCACCACAAATAACTGCACAAATGGAGCAGATGAATGCTGTTATTCAACAGTTGCAAGGTCAATTAGGACAGGCAGAACAAGCTATCCAATCGAAAGAGGCCGAGATTCAACTGAAACAGGCTGACTTACAATTAAAAGCCCAACAGATGCAGTTTGACGAACAGGACGCACAACGTCAGGCCCAGCTTGATATGGAGAAGATTCAGTTAGACCGTGAGAAACTGGCTGTTGAAACCCTTAAGATTGAGATTCAAGGCGCGTCAGATCAGGTAAATAACGTCCCTGCTGGAGAAAGAACCATTGAACACCAAGGCGAAGAATCAGAAAATGTTCTTATTGCTAGAATCAATGATCTAAAGATGAAACGCGAACAGGAAGCTATTGACGCTCAAACGATGCAGCAAATGCAGATGCAACAACAGGCAATGGAAACAGAACGCGCCCAGATTGCCCTCTCACAAGAAGCCAATAAACAGTCTCAAACAGAGGCTTTAATGGGTACTTTAAGTGGAATTGAGCAGATGTTGGGTGGGTTAATCCAGTCTATCAATACTCCTAAAGTTGTCGTAAGGAACCCAGAAACGGGGTTAGTTGAAGGGATTCAATAATGGCTATCATCGTAAAGCACGCCAAGACCAATAATATCCCTGCATGGACCCAAGCGGATTTAGACATTCAGATTGCTGCTGGTAACTTTCCCCCCGGCACAACACTAGCTGATATTACCCTTTCAACGGATTGGAATACTAACCACCAGATTACGGGATTGGGTGCTTTAGCTGAACTGAATACGGTTTCAGTCGATGGTGTGACTATCATTGGTAATGGTGTCAATATTCCTTTGTCTTCGGTGGGTGATGGGGATGGCAACGTAAAAGGCCCGGCAAGTTCAACTGATAACGCTATTACTCGCTTCGATGGTACAAGCGGTAAGATCATCCAGAATAGTAATGCTTCCTTAACGGATGGCGGGATGCTTATTCTTGCGCCTCAATCTGGCGTTGGTTATACCCAAGGTGGCTTATTTTATGATTCAGATAATGAATCGCTGACATTCTTTAATAACGATGCTGATATTTCCTTACAAATTGGCCAAGAGGAATGGATCCGTGTTGTTAATAACTCTGGCACTACGATTGCCAATGGTCGTCCAGTATATTCAACAGGGGCGTCTGCTGGTATGCCAACGGTTGCCCTAGCCAATGCCAACGCCTTAGCAACTGCCCAAGTTATCGGTATCACAACAGAATCAATTGCCAACGGTGCGGTGGGGTTCGCCACGACATATGGGACAGTTCGTGGTGTAGACACATCGGCGTTTGCCTCGGGTGCTAACTTATTCTTAGCGACTACTGCGGGGACATTCACGACAACAGCCCCAGCGTCTCCTAATCAGCGTGTTCGTGTCGGTATTGTGGGTGTTTCCAACGCAACCACGGGGACCATTATTATGGCTTCCCCTACCAACACTTTAGGATTTGGTGCGGCTAATCAGTTGCTGGCTATGAATACGGCAGGAACGGCTAACGAATATAAAACGGTAAGCTCTACCACTTCGATTACAGCGGTACAGGCTGCGGGTGCTTTATCATTCCAGCGTGCTGCGCTTACGGGTGATATTACCTCCCCTGTGAACAGTAACGCTACAACTCTAGCCACAGTAAACGCTAATGTGGGTTCCTTTGGTTCAGCCTCGTCTGTTATGACCCAAACAGTAAATGCTAAAGGCTTAACGACAGCGGCTGCATCTGTGGCAATCCAGATTGCAGAGAGCCAAGTCACTAATCTGGTTTCAGACCTTGCCGCTAAACAGGGCACAATAACCTTGACAACAACAGGGACAAGCGGTGCTGCTACTCTGATAGGTAACACTCTTAACATTCCTAACTATGCCTCGGGCGGTGGGACAGTTACTAACGTCTCTGGTACGACTAACCGCATCGTGGTCACGAACCCTACAACAACCCCTGTCATTGATATTGGGACCGATGTTGTCACTCTGACAGGTACTCAGACGTTAACAAATAAAGACCTGACTACTGGAAATACCTTTCCAACATTCAACCAGAACACAACAGGTTCTGCGGCTACACTGACCACAACAAGAAGCATATCGGCAACTGGTGATGCAACATGGTCTGTTAACTTTAACGGGTCTACTAATGCCACATCTGGACTAACATTGGCAACGGTTAATGCAAATATTGGGACGTTTAACAATGTTACTGTGAACGCCAAGGGCCTCGTAACTGCAGCGTCTAATGTCGCTTACCTTACGGGGAATCAGACAATCACTATATCCGGTGAGGCTTCTGGGTCCGGGTCAACAGCTATATCATTAACGCTTAACAATGCCTCTGTTATTGGCAAGCTTCTAACGGGGTTTACGTCTGGTGCTGGATCTATATCGGCCACGGACAGCATTTTAACAGCAATCCAAAAGCTAAACGGCAATGATGCCCTTAAGCAGACACTTGTTACGTTAACGACAACAGGAACGGGTGCGGCTACCTTTAACCAAGGGACGGGTGCTTTAAACATTCCAACTCCTGTTTCATCATTTTCCCCTCCTGTTCGCCAGACGGTTTTACAAGGACCTGTTACTACAGCAGGATTACCAGACTTCCTCCCAGCTACATCTGCCAGTCTTTCTATCACCAGCCAGAACGTAAGTACAGGCTTGAACGCCCTTATCATTACAGCGGCTACTGGGACAACGAATAACACAGGAATGACTACAACCAACCTAACTTGGACAGGTCTTACAGCATCGACAACCAACTTCCTATATGTTGACATTGACACGGCAGGGGTCATTACGACCGGATCAACAACCGTCCTTCCTATCTATCAATGGGGTGGGACTCCAGCGGTAACGGCTAATCAATTTACATTCAATATTCAGCAGATGGCCTCATTTGTTGGTAACGGAACTGTAGCTAATCAGGCTGGAAGGGTCTTTGTTGGTGAAGCTGTAACTAACGCCACAACAGTTACCAATGCCTTTGGTTATGCTTATATGGGTCGTTATCAGGGTGCTTATATCGCAACGCTTCCCGCTGTGGCTGTTAATACAATTGCTCAACATAACATCGGAACATACCCCCGTTACTCAGCATTTGAGGCAGAGTGTACAGCAGCTACTGATGGGGATTTCCTATTAGGCGAAAAATTAAATTTAATTCCTTATAAAAACAGTTTCGCGGGACAGGGTGAGTTTAACCCCGTAACTCGTAATCAGGTTAGAACCAGAGCGGGTGATCTTGGCTGGACCGGATGCACAGTTGGCGGGGGCACTACGCCCCTAACGCTTGCGTCTTGGAAACGACGACATGTTGCGGAACGTGGCTGGTAGAGTTTCATTGTAATGATGAAAGCAGGGATTCAATTACGTTTCCTTGTACTGCCATAATCATATTCAAAGGAATAAATAATGACATACGTAAAAGCAACACGACCATTAAGCGTACATTTTGTATTAATTTATACCGCTACAGTGTTAAACAATACGCAGCTATATAATTACGACACAACTTACGCTGACACAATCACCAACCAAACCATGTATGACGATAACTCATGGTGGTATGACGACCTATTGCTGAAACCTACATGGGCGCAGATTCTGGATAGATGGCCAGCGACAGTACTTTATTTCCAATACTACCCATTTCCCCAGACAAGCATTGATAATATTGAAAGCTACCTTATTAACGATATTCCAGTATTGTTTAATGCGAAACAGGATAAGGTTAATAAGTCATTTAATAACAATCCAGGGCGTACCATCACTACTGGAACTGGCGCTACAGGTTTCCGACCATCCACCACCCGTGATGCAGAGGCACATTACAGTGTATCTATCGCCACATCGGTTAGCTTGGCTGGTAACTCATCAGGTTATCTTGTGTTGGAAATTGCGCCTACTAACTCTGCAACAGCTGGCGATTGGGTTGAGATTGCCCGTGTATCCAGCGGTCAGTCTGGTTCATTGGTTGTTGGATTGGCTCTGAATCAGACGGGTGGAGGACAGATTGCGGGGATTATTCCTGCTGGTTACTACGCTAAAATCCGATCTGTTAACGTGGCAGGGACACCAACCTACACACTAAACGGTCAGCAGGAAGTATTATTGTAATATTGCCTGTAATCTGTTAATTTACATGGAGGGCTGGGAACGGCCTTCCTATTTTGGAGGAAGTGATGGACTTTGTTGAGAAAGAAGAGAAGTATGACAGCTTGTGGAACCGTCAAACGGACCCAGATAGCTTGAAAAACCGCCTTTATAACGTAGAAACTACTGTATTTTACTTGGCAGAAGGCTTTCACAATCACGAGAAGCGGATCACAAAACTTGAGAAACAGTGAACACATCTGGTTAGCCGCTACGTTTATAGTCTTTGCCATTAAGCTTTTGGACTATCTAATCCCATATCTATACAACCGACACAAAGCCATTGAACGTCTAAAAGACGATAATGTAGTCCTTGCAGCGATGATTAAGGATAGAAATGTTTAGCGGCTTTCAGCATTCAGGTTATCAGAACAACGCTTATCAGATTATTAAGTCTGGATATGTAGCACCTGTTGAGATTGGTGGGGGTGGTAAAGCATCTCACGCAGGGGAATACGAGCAAGCCAAGAATAACTGGAAGATCGATGAATATAATCGAATCCAAAAAGAAAAACGTGAGGCAGAGCGGGTTCTGGCTTTAAAAGAGCTTGAGATTGAGGCTTTAGAAATCAAACGTGAAGAGGCCCTAGCTGACCAAAATCTGCAAATTGAATTAATGGCCCTATTCATTGAGGCAAAACGCCTTGAAGATGAGCGGTTAAAACTGGAAGCTTTAGTTAAATGGTGGATGAGAGAAGAGGAAGAAGTGATGATTCTTCTCCTATCCTTGCCGTTTTAATACAGTTGACAACATTCTGATAAGAAGATATTCTATAAGTGCAAGAACAAATTCTTTACCTTGGAGGGTTGGAAAAAATGCAAGAAACCGTTGAGTCTGGCGCACCTGTCGCTGTTGAAACTAACGTAGAGTTACCTGCCGAAGATAATGGCATTGTAGGGGAAAGTACTACTCACCCGCAAGAACCAGAACCGGAAGCAAAAACGGAACCTGAAAAGGAACCGGACAGCAGTGAAGAAAAGGCTAAAAAGCCAGGTGGCTGGAAGCGTAAACTGGATCGTCAAGCGGCTTACATTCAAGAACTAGAATCTAAGCTTAATGGAGCGAACCAACCGCAGCAAGCTAAAGCCGGTAATGAGCCTCCAAAAGAATCTGATTATGATAATGTTATGGATTGGATTACTGCACAAGCTGAGTACGTAGCGGATAAGAAATTGTCTGACTACCAACAAAAGCAAATGCAGGAACAGGAAGTCCAGCAACTTCAAAAAATGATTGCATCTCACGAAGAGCGGGAAGCCGCTTACGAACAGGAAGTTCCTGACTATGAGGAGAAGATTAGCGTCATCCGTGATAGCGGTCTACTAACCCCTGATATTCAGAAAGCTGTTTTATCCTCGGATATGAGTGAGAAGATTGCCTATCATTTAGGAAACTACCCTAGCGACTTGCTCGTTATGCAGAATCTTAAGGGACAGGCATTGAAACAGGCAATTGCTACCATTGAAGACTTTATTGAAAATCAGCCTAAAACTGCAGTCAAACAAACAAGAGCCGCTGCGCCTATTTCTCCTGTGACTTCTAAAGCTGGAGCCTCCACAAAAGCCCCTACTGAGATGACACAACAAGAGATTGAAGCTTGGCGGTATGGCCGCAAATAAGCTGAAAAGCCTTTTGCGGTGTATTTCAACCGTAATAAGGAGTCTGCCACATGGCAAACAACATTCTAGTAAATGGTATTGTAGAAAAACTGGCGTTGCCAATTCTACGTAACAAGCTTCCGATGGTTATGGAAGCTAACAAAGACTATCAAGAAGACATTAGTTCCGAAAACGCTCGCGCTGGCGGTACTATTTTTGTTAAACGTCCACCTCGTTACATTGGCCGTGATGGCGAATTGATGAAAGTGGAAAGCACCATTGAAACTGCAGTTCCTATGACCTTGCAGCTTTCCGGTGTTGATGTTTCCTTCTCTCAAAAAGACCTGCAATTGTCTATGGATGACGTTAAGCGCGGTGGTTTAGACCACGTTCTTGAGCCAGCTATGACTACTATTGCTGCAAAGATCGAAGCTGCTGGTACTAACTTGTACAAAACAGTTGCAACATCTGTCGGTACTCCAGGTACACCACCAACCACCACAACTCCAGTATCTCTAGCCAATGCGTATATTGATAGCTTGGGCGGTTCTATGGGTAGCGAACGTATCGCTGTTCTGGATTCTTTCGCCAACGCTTCTATGGCCGATAGCTTGAAACTGGTCTTTAACCCATCTGCTGAAATTTCCAAAGCTTACATGCGTGGACGTTTGGGTACAGGTTATGGATTTGATTTCTATAGCGACCCTGCTATTCAATCGCACACTGCTGGTACATACGGTGGTACTCCTGTTGTTAACGGTGCTGGTCAAACTGGATCATCTCTGGTAACAAACGGCTGGACCGTTACAACAACTACACTGAATGTCGGTGATACTTTCACAATTGCTGGTGTTAACTCTGTTAACCCTCAAACTCGTGTAAGCACTGGTAAACTGCAGTTCTTTGTTGTAACCCAAAAGACTGTAACAGACGGTTCCGGTAACTCCACAATCGCTATTAGCCCTGCCATCACCCCATCTGGCCAGTTCCAGAACGTGGATGCTGCTCCTGCGGCTGGTGCGGCTATTACCGTTACTTCCGGTGCTTCCGGTCAGGTATCTCGTCAATCGTTACTGTATGATAAAAACGCTTTCACCTTTGCGTGTGTGCCTCAAGCACTACCAAATGCGAGCGGTGTTAACTATGCAGGTCGCGCTTCTGACAAGATGTCCGGTCTAAGTATCTCTCTTGTTCAGCAATACGATATTAAAACTAACCAGATGTTGACACGTTTCGACGTTCTATATGCATGGTTGGCTACATATCCTGAACTTGCTGTTCGTCTACAAGGTTAAGAAAGGACTTCACTATGCCTAACCAATTATCAAACACTGTCGGTCTGCTTATCAATAGCGCTAATCCTTTGCCGGATGGTACTGTTGAATCGACCACTTCGATCTCCTCTTTGGCTGCTGCTGGTACAACTCAGGCAACTGCCGCTGCGGTAACAACCGAAGTAACCACAATCACTAACAACACTGCAGCTAACGGTGTAGCGCTTCCTGTTCCTACCAAGGGCCAGATGTTCTACATTATCCCCGCATTGGTTACTAATGCCCCACTGGTATATCCTCCAGTTGGCGGTTCTATTAACTTTGGGGCTGCTAACGCAGGTCTGGCGGTTCCGGCTCGTAAGTTGACTACATTCATCGCTCTTGATGATGTCGGTAACTACGCTGCTAACGTCAGCGCTTAAAACTGGGGCGGGGTGAAAGCCTCGCCTTTTCTTTAAAGGAGAAAACTATGTCTAAAAAAGAAGAAGTAAAGCAAGAAGAAGTTGTTAACCAACCCGACAACGCTCCAATTGCACCAGAGATCAATCAGAACATCGATAGTTCCGTATTGGCTCACCAATGGCAAAAAGACAGCGCTTCTTTGAATACAAACGAACTTGCTGGCTATGCAAATAGCGGTAAGAGCATTGTTGACGAAGTAAACGCAGCCAACGATAAAGGCGAAAAAGAAAAAGAGAAGAAAGTTAAAATCTCTGAATCTGAAAAAGAGCGCCGTTCAAAACTGGACGTTTCTCACGCTGACTACCTTAATCCAAGTCTGGATCACTAATGGCCGATACAGCGCTCACTATCATCACGGATGCCCTCCTTGATTTAGGGGTGCTGGCCGATGAAGAAGTCCCTACTGCCTCAATGGCAGCGGGGGCGCTTCGTAAATTAAATAATATGATTGATTCATGGAATATCGAAAGCCTTATGGTTTACGGTGCGAATCAATATGTTTTACCATTCATTTCTAATAAAGGCTCTTATACGATTGGCCCGTTAGGGGACTTTAACATCCCTCGACCAGCTTTGATTGAATCAGCTTTTATCCGTGATATGATCGCTCCTGCTGAAAATCGATTAGACCAGCAGCTTTATATTTATACAGACCAAGAATGGCAGCAACAGCCTTTTAAGGGTCAAATTACAACTTATCCTTTTGGTGTATGGTTTGATTATGGATTCCCATATGTTACAGCCTACGTTAATCCCATTCCTAATACTGGCCAGTATTCTCTTGTTATTTGGACAACGGGATTAATCAATAATCTTGAGCTTGCAGATGTCATTAGTTTAGCGCCAGGATATAAAAGAGCCTTGACTGCTAATTTATGCATTGAACTGGCGGCATCTTACCAAGTAGAAATCCCCC